AGAGCATAAAATTAATGAGATACGCAAAGATAATGGCGAAGACAGACAAGCTATTGAAATGTTTTTTAACTCAGTATTTACTAGCCTTGATGCTTTAATAGACGATACGTCTACTACCTACGATGTACCCGAAGATGTCAAGAGCTATAACCCAGATCTTTTAACAGCATATCTCTTAAGCTTGCTACATGTACACTTAACAGATAGAGAGGCCGAGGTTGTAATACTTAGTTATGGGTTACACTGTGATAAGATGTCAGCTAAAGAAATAGCTAACAAATTAAACATCAGAGGAGACAGTGCTTACGTGCGTGTTTCACAGTTAAAACGCCAAGCTATAGATAAGTTAATAAACACCGTAGATTACTCGCAAGTGATTGACTTCCTGTAGTTTACTCGTGTAAATAACAATAAAAACGTGTAATTATATATATACAAACCACACACCATATGAAAGAACTAAATAACAAATTAGCTCAAGTCCAGACGAAGCTAAAAGCTAAAAAATCTAGCTACAACTCGTTTGGCAAATATTATTTTCGCAAAAGCGAAGATATACTAGAAGCGATAAAACCGTTTCTCCTCGAGCTCGATGTAACAGTGACTATTCAAGAGAGGATAGTAGAATTACAACCTGTACCAATGCTCGAAACCACAGCAATTTTCACGGATGGAGAAGATCTAATCTCCGCAACAGCTATTGTAGGTGTCGACCTGAATCAAAAAGGTATGCAGACATCTCAACAGTTTGGTGCCGCAAGTACTTACGGAAAAAAGTACGCGTTAGGTAATCTATTACTCATAGATGATACAGAAGACGCAGACGCATCTAATAAACACGGGAAAGGGCCCGCAACAGTAGCAGCGGCTAAGCCTAAGCCAAAAATTACTGCAGATCAATTTGAAAAGGCAAAAGAATATTTACAAAATGGAGGTAAACTCGCGGCAATTAAAACAAAGTATGCTCTTACTAAAGCGCAAGAAGACGGATTAGAAGGTCATGAATAAACAAGAGATAATAGAACGACTAAGAGTTGATGAGGATTACTACGGTGATTTCGGTAACCAGTTCTTAAGTAACTCACATATAAGTAAGCTACTTAAAAACCCAATGGCGTTATTTGATAAAACACCTGACAACCCTAACTTTAAAGTCGGTGGCTATTTCCACACAGCAATATTAGAACCTGATAAACTTAAATCATTTAAAATCATAGAAGCAACCACTCGCAACACTAAAAAGTATAAAGAAATATCTGGTGGAGAGGTTTGCTTATTACAGCACGAAGTTGATATGATCGAAAAAATGGTAGATAAGATGATGGCTAATGATATATGCAGAGACCTTATCCAACCAGTGTTAGGTAATGTCCAATATGAAGAACCAGGTCTTGTCAGGTTATATGACAATATGTGGAAAGGTAAGGCTGACATAATTAATCACGATGAAAAACTCGTTATTGATTTAAAGACTACAGGCGATATAGAAAAGTTTCGCTGGTCTGCGTCAAAGTTTAACTATGACAGCCAAGCCTATATTTACAGACATCTGTTTGGTTACGATATGCTATTTATAGCTATCGATAAAAACACCCATCAGATCGGTTTGTTTGACTGTTCACCTAACTTCTATAAGTCAGGTAAGGAAAAAGTACAAAAAGCTAGTGAGCTTTATGACTTGTTCTACAAGGATGAGAATTTTGATCACAAGCAACATTTAACAACAACAACCCTATAAACCTAAAACCATGGGAAGACAAAGAAAAAAGACCTGCGATGTAACAGGCATAACTACAAGTACTAATAACTTTTATTCAAAGCAATCGCATTTAAAAGTAGTAGATAATCTAAGGCGAGTCTCTGGCGCCACTAAAGACCAGATAAGGAATATGTTTAACAAATTAGCTACAATTAAGTAATGGCAAGTATTATAAAAGCAAGTATCAACCTAAGCAACGTGCCCAAGGATAAAATCATAACTGGTAAGAAGGGTAAGTATCTACCTATCACGATCACTGTAAACGACGATCTAGATCAGTTTGGTAACCAGGGTCCTATTTGTGTTGATCAAAGTAAAGAAGAACGAGATGCTAAGGAAGCTAAGACTTACTTAGGTAACGTTAAAGTTGTATGGACGAACGGCGAAAATGTTGATGCTGCGCCTCGCGACGGGGCTGGAGCCCCAACACCGCCTAAGCAGGCACCAGTTGCTGACGCTGAAGTAGACTTGCCGTTCTAGATGAGTACTGAAGAGATCAATGGATTCTTGATTGATAAGTTCAATCAACATAGCCTAAAAGAGGGCGCAGCGCAGGGGATTTGTCCCCTGTGTTCGTCTTCTAGGCAACCTAAAAATCAAAAGGCGGGGTGTGCGTCTTATGATTGGGAACGTGGTCTTGGTACCTGTCACAACTGTGATACAAGCTTTCAACTGCATACTTACCAGCGTAAAGGTAGTAGCGAAAAGGTTTATGTACGACCTCCAGCTATAGACCGACCAGAGGACAACCCTTTGGACGTGGTTAAGATGAACAAAAAGGTTGTTCAATGGTTTGAAACAAGAGGTATATCTCCTCAGACTCTGTTAGACTTAAACGTCACAGAAGGTTCTGAGTGGATGCCTCAGACAGGTAAGAACGAGAATACCATTCAGTTTAATTACTATATAGGCGATCAGTTGATCAATGTTAAATATAGAGACGGTAGAAAGAACTTTAAGCTATACAAGGGAGCGGAAAAAGTCTTTTACAATATAAACTCTATTGTTGGTTACGATACCTGTATTATAACTGAAGGGGAAATGGACGTGCTTGCAATGCACGAAGCGGGAATAAAGAATGTTATCTCTGTACCTAACGGAGCTACATTAAATTCAAACAACCTCGATTACTTAGATAATTGCATAGACTATTTAGAAGACAAGACTAAGATTATCTTAGCCGTAGATACCGACGAAGCTGGCCAAGCTCTTAGACAAGAGTTTATCCGACGTCTCGGAGCTGAAGTCTGCTACTTAGTTGATTTCGAGGATTGTAAAGACGCAAATGAGTATTTATTAAAACATGGAAAAGAGCAACTGCGCGAGGTTATAAACCGCAGCTCTCAAGTTCCATTAGAAGGTGTTTCAACATTATACGATATAGAAGATGAACTTAAAGACTTTGTTAACAACGGATTCAAGCCAGGCTTTCAAGTTGGTCTGCCTAACTTTGATAAAATTTTTAGTACTTACACCGGTCAGTTTATTACTGTTACTGGTATTCCATCTTCTGGAAAATCGGATTTTGTGGACCAGATGGTGGTTGGGTATAATAACAACTATGGGTGGAAGACTGCATTCGCGTCACCAGAAAATCAGCCAACGTATCTCCACGCTCATAAGCTAATGCGTAAGACGTGGCAAGACATGCCACTTCCTGCTGATATTGGTGGAAACAAATGGAACAGCGTAGCTGATCATGTTAACGACAACTACTTCTTTATTGATATGGACAGATATACTCTTGAGTCTGTATTACGTAAAGGAGCTGAGCTTGTAAAACGTAAAGGTATTAAATGCCTTGTAATCGATCCCTTTAATAAGGTCCGAGACGTTGACTGCAAGACAGAGGATGTTAATCGTTACACGATGGAGTATTTAACAAAGATAGAGATCTTTGCTAAAAAGTATGATGTGTTAGTGTTTATCGTAGCTCACCCTACTAAAATGTACAAAGGCCAAGATGGAAAGATTGAAGAACCTACAATGTACAATATTAAAGGTGGTGGAGAGTGGTACGACGCTTCTTATCACGGCTTGTTGGTCCATAGGGATTATGAAGCCAAAACGGTTAAAGCGAAAGTCCTTAAAGTCAAATTCCAAAACCTAGGTGAAAACGGCGCTGAAGCTCATTTCAAATGGGAACCACGATCAGGTTGTTTTATACCCGAGGTTACTGAAAACGCTGAAAATGAACCTATGCCATGGGATTAGTATTCTTTCCAATTAAGAAGAAACCTAAGTATGGTAGATCGCCAGGTAAGTTATCTTACGAGCCAGAAAACATCAAGCACGTTGGTTGGTGTATGGACAACGGTATATCTATAGCAGTTTGCCCTGACTGGGGTAAAAGCAGTAACAGTTGGATGCTGGAGATCAAGATTAAAGGTAAAGTTTCAACTGATCCAGCTGATTACACCGACGAAGAGGCTTTAAGAAAGATGTACGAATATTATAAATACTATTATGACAAATACAATGAAGACAAGATTTTATAACGCAGATTCTGCTTTCAGTTATTTCTTAAATGAAATCAGATGTAACGGTGTAGAGTTTGGTGATACTAAAGCTTTGTTCAACGTGGGTTTTACTATAGAGCATCCTACTGATATGATGATACTGAATGGTGAACGCCAATGGAATAGAGAGTATGCTGATGCTGAATGGCAGTGGTATTTATCAGGCGACTGTAATATAAGCAAGCTAGGAGAAATATACGGTAAAATACCTCCTATATGGAAACGTATGGCAGATGAAGACGGTAACGTTAACTCTAACTATGGTTGGCAGTGGCAAAGAAATCATCAGTTAGACAATATTGTGGCTATGCTCGAATCAAATCCTGATACCCGACAAGCGGCTATTAGCATATATGATGCTAAAGAAATAGACGACGGATGCTATCAAAATGATACACCGTGCACTTATGCCGTTCAGTTTACAATACTAAACAATAAGCTAAATATGGCTGTAGTTATGAGATCAAACGATCTATGGTTTGGCTTCTGTAACGATCAGTACTGTTTTGCTAGCCTGCAGATGTTAGTTGCGTATGAACTCGGTATTGAATGTGGCGAGTATTACCATTACGCACATAATTTACACTTATATAATAACAAACTATGAAAAATATATTAACAATAGCATTTATGCTCGTATGTGCTACGATAAGCGCGCAAGACACTTTATGTGTTATGATAACTCTTGATGAAATTATTGATTTTGATTTTGAAACTAGCGAGGTTTTAGCTAGAAAACCGGCATCAGACGTTACCTCGCTTAGAGTTGACTCTGGCGAAGTAATGTGCCTTCATCTTTACGACGATAAAAGAAGGTTTAGAGATGTGACTGTGTTCTATGATGACGGCGATCACACCCATGATGTCTTTGAAAGCAAAGATGATGTGTACTTTTCTCCATTAGGGTTTGGCATGAGTATAGAGATAGGTAAGGCTAAAAAAAGAAAAAAGCAATGACTTATTGCATATACCATATACCAGGTAAAAAGATTGGTGTAACAAATAACTTAGAAGACAGAGTAACACGACAACAAGGATACGCAGAAGATGAATATGAAATATTAGATATGTCTGATGACATTAGTTACATCTCTCATAGGGAGATCGAACTACAAAAACAATTTGGTTACAGAGTAGATCAGAGACTTTATAAAGATTTAAAACCTAAAAACGAACAATTAAACCATATGAAAATAAACGTAACAGAACAAACAACAACTTTCCCTTGCCCAGTCAATAAGCTTAAAGGTAGGCTAATGGATGAATTAGGCATGAGCTGGGAGACAGAGCACGGTACATGCTGTGTTGATCCTGAATCAGTTCAATGGATCATGGATAATGTTAAACCCTCTATGTATAACAAAGATAGATGCTACGTGTATAACAAGGCGTTTGCTAGGTACTTTGATAACAACAGTTGCTGTAGAACAAATGTTGGCGCGCTAAAGATGAGCGGTCATGGATATATGCCAGATCGTTTTAATCTAATTAGAGACTGGGCTAACGAAAGAGGTTTGTATGATAAAGGCGATACAAAAACTCAATACCTAAAGCTCATGGAAGAGGCTGGGGAACTTGGTAGAGCTATACTGAAAAACGACCAAGATGAGTTTGTGGATGCTATCGGCGATATGGTTGTAGTGCTTACAAACCTAGCTAGACTAGGTGACACATCAATAGAGCACTGTATTGACGAAGCTTACAACGTTATTAGTAAGCGCACAGGTAAGATGGTTAACGGAACATTTGTAAAAGATACACTATGAGCGATAGAGAAATAATGAATGCAAAATGCGTTGGTGAAAGAAAGTTAGTTACATTCCGTGACCCAGTGGTTGAACGCGTGTGCGATAAGTTTATACAGAGGTCTGATCTAGGCTTTGAAAAGTATGGTAGAACGCTACACAGCGAACGCACCGGTAAGCATAAAGACTTAGCAGGTTATCTAAACGATATACAAGAAGAGCTTATGGATGCAATACTCTATATCCAAGCGGCACGTGAAGAACTAGATGAGCATGGGACGTAAAACAACTCAGAAAACAAAGAGTAGAAAACGAGGTCCAGTGAGGTCTAAGAAGGTGGTGTATGACGGCATCACCTTCGCCTCTGGCCTTGAGCGATATATGTGGCAAGCTATGAAAAAGTCTAAGATCAAAGCCACATACGAAAGCGAAAGCTTCATACTGCAAGAAGGTTTTATGTGTGATCTGTTATGTTACGAAAGACAAGGCAACGGCAAGGGTGACATGGTAAACCGAGGACAAAAGAAAATACTACCTATAAAATACACGCCTGATTTTTTTGGTGATGGTTTTATAATAGAGACAAAAGGTCGAGCTAACGAAAGTTTTCCTATGAGATGGAAAATGTTTAAAAAACTCATTAACTCTGAAAGACCTCATGTAACTTTATATAAACCCCAAAATCAAAAGGAATGTGATAAGGTGGTTGAATTAATATTAAATAAAAGAAAAAATGAAAGGATGGGAAATTAGCTTCGGGTGGTACCCTGGCATAATAGTAGGATTTAGATCTTACGAACAAGACGATAGAGTTAACCACGTGTTATACCTACCGTTTGTAGATATGTGTTTAACAATTTTAAGAGATAATCAATGAGTCAAATAAGTAGAGATATATTATCAGATATTACTGTGCATATGAAGTATGCTAAGTATATACCTGAACTTAACAGGAGGGAAACGTGGCACGAGCTTGTCACTAGGAATAAGGAGATGCATATTAAGAAATATCCCGACTTAGAAGGCGAAATAAATGAAGCATATGAATTTGTATATGATAAAAAGGTTTTACCATCAATGCGTTCACTCCAGTTCAGTGGCAAGCCTATTGAAATCTCTCCAAACCGTTTGTATAATTGCAGTTATCTACCCATTGATCACATTGACAGCTTTAGTGAGACTATGTTCTTACTGCTGTCAGGCTGTGGGGTGGGTTATTCTGTCCAGCAACACCACGTTGGAAGATTACCTCATGTCATTAGACCCTTTGACAAGAGACACAGACGATTTGTTATAGGTGACAGCATAGAAGGTTGGGCTGATGCGGTCAAAGTTTTAATTGAATCTTACCTTGGTGGTAGACGATGTTCCAGTTTAAAGTTTGATTACTCAGATATAAGACCTAAGGGAGCTAGATTAGTAACATCAGGTGGTAAAGCACCTGGACCACAACCATTAAAAGAATGTTTAGTAAAAGTAAAAGGTATATTAGATGCTAAAGAAGATGGATCGCAGCTCACGTCTCTGGAAGTACACGACATTATTTGTCATATCGCTGATGCCGTTCTCGCTGGTGGTATTAGGCGCGCTGCACTTATATCGTTATTTAGCGCTACGGATGAAGAGATGATCTCGTGTAAGTCTGGTAATTGGTGGGAGCTAAACCCTCAGCGTGGTAGAGCTAACAACTCTGCCGTGCTTATGAGGCATAAAGTAACTAAAGAGTTTTTTATGGATTTGTGGAAACGCGTAGAAGCGTCAGGTGCTGGTGAACCAGGTATATACCTTAATAATGATAAAGACTGGGGCACTAACCCTTGTTGTGAGATAGCTCTTAGAGCTTATCAGTTCTGTAACCTATGTGAGGTTAACGTTTCTGATATAGCTGATCAAGAAGATCTCAACATAAGGGTTGAAACAGCTGCTTTTATAGGTACGTTACAAGCTGGATATACTGACTTCCACTATCTACGTGAGATATGGAAAGACACAACTGAAAAAGATGCTTTAATTGGCGTGTCAATGACGGGTATAGGTTCTAACAAAGTTATGAACTTAGATATGGTTCAAGCTGCTAATATTGTTAAACGTGAAAACCTTAGGGTTTCTAAGCTCATAGGTATTAACAAAGCTGCACGTACAACATGCGTTAAGCCTGCAGGGACGACATCTCTGGTACTAGGAACATCTTCGGGTATTCATGCTTGGCATAACAAATACTATGTCCGTAGATTGCGCGTAGGGAAGAACGAGGCTATATACAGTTACTTATCTAAGAATCATCCTGAGCTTGTTGAAGATGAATTTTTCAGAGCTCATGATACAGCTGTAATAAGTGTTCCACAAGCTGCTCCTAGAGGTTGTATTGTAAGAACTGAGTCTGCGTTTGATTTACTTGAAAGAGTTAAAAAAGTTTCAACAGACTGGGTTGCGCCAGGCCATAGAACAGGGTCTAACACTCACAATGTTTCCGCTACTGTTAGTTTGAAAGAAAACGAATGGGACAAAGCTGGAGAGTGGATGTGGACAAACAGGCATTCGTATAATGGTTTGTCTGTTCTACCTTACAACGGTGGTACATATACTCAAGCTCCGTTTGAAGATATAACTAAGGCTAAGTTCGATGAAATGGTTAAGTCTCTAAACAATGTTGATTTATCAAACATTATAGAAACAGATGACAACACGGATCTTTCTGGTGAACTAGCTTGCTCAGGCGGATCGTGTGAGGTTACATAAACCGTAGCCACTTAAAACAAAGAAGGGGATAGCCATTGCGGTTATCCCCTTTTTTTATATAGTGTCGTGTTACTCTAGTATAACACTGTTAGTGTACCGTTAAACTCAAACACACTTGTGTTTACAGCGCTGTGAGCTGTTATTGTGTATACATAAACACCTGTAGCTACGTTAGCTTCCCATGCGTCTATATTTGATGCGCTTATCCAAACTAACCCACCCCACCTGTTATATACTCTCACTTCCCACTGATCCCAACAAGCTCCGTTAGCAATTACTTGCCATGTGTCATTCCAACCATCGTCGTTAGGTGTGACAACATTTGGAGCATATATGGAAGTTTCGTCACATGGGTTCGACGTACCGCATTCCTCTCCTGTTTCGCAGTCAATGTAAACAGTGCTAGTAACAAACTCTGTTATAGTGTCAGTAATATAAACGTAGTTATCTACTATAACATCAACGTACTCAGTTTCCACTAGTGTAATGGTATCAGTTATATACTCATGTACAGTATCTGGCGGTAATTGAACATATTCAACCAACGTGTCCACTTCAGCTATATACAGTGTGTCTGTGGTATACTCTATGATAGTATCATATGACACTATCGTGTCTGTTAAGTATAAGGTGTCTGTTGTTATCCACTCAACATCTACATACACTGTGTCGGTAATGTATTCAATAATATCTACGTACTCAATAACATCTACATACACCGTATCGCAAGAAGGTGGCGCGCAGGTAATAACCGAGTTACCACTTAGGTTTATATCAGGATAGTTTTGAGTTTGATTTGCGGTATTTGGATTTACTGCCCATCCTCCTATATCTGTTATAGCAGTCTGTGATAAGTTAATTTGCCATATAGCTAACTCCATACATAGAGTATCGTTAGCAAGCATTTCAGACCAGCAATCATTTGTTAAACTACCGTAATCATAGACATTAGCGCTCCAACTGTCCCCACTTTCTAGTACCTGATTTCCATAAAGAGTAGCTACTTTGAATGTCCAACCTGGATGGTTATTAGCCGTTACACAATCTAACCAATTGTAATCTAATCCTGGTGAGTGTAGTCCTAAAACTATATGACTAACAGTTGCGTTGTTGTTTACGTGTGGGTTGGAGCTATTATCGCAGGTGTTACCTTCATCTGTAAATTCATTACAGCCACAGTTTTCACTGTTAATCGCCTCAATAACAACATCCCCTGACGCAGCATCCCAGCTACTTATAACAACATCACACTGGCTGTGCATATTGTTATTTAACACAAAAATACTATATAAGATCCATAGTATACCAAGTAAATTTAATCGCATGCTCCGTAGTTTGATAAAAACACTTGTAGATCGCTAACGCCAACCACTCCGTCTTCATCAAAGTCTCCTTGACAAACAGGTTGAACGCAAGATGCGTAGTTAGGGTGTTCTGTTAGTAGTGGGTATACAAACCCATCTCCGTTTAAAGCAAAAGCTGTACCTATGTCTGCGCAGAATATTATAGTATATCCTCCTGCAGGTAAACCAAAAGTGTGATCTTCTCCATCACAATCTACATATTCAAAATTCGTCCACTTTGTAGCACCTACCGAGGTGAATACGTGTTGGTTACACTGGCTGAATAAACCAGTAAAAGTCATTGATAGTATTAGTGTTAATATGTACCTCATGTGATATCCTTAGATTCTATTAAAGTGTATGTAAAATTATTACTCCAGATAAGTCTAGCTTTTCTCATTATCTTCATAAATTTAGTCCAATCATCATTTGCAGCTATGACCTGGCAACCTGCTGACCACTTATTTATCTGTGTAGACTTTTTACCAGCATACTTAGTTGCCCTATGTATATTAATACCAAACAAACCTGTATCTGTTTTAACTAGATCATATTTACCATCTTTGTTGTTATCGCGGTAAACAGTCACTGGTTTCTGTTGCCCTAAAGCTTCGTACCTGTTCTGGTGTTTGCGCATCTTATGTGAGCCTCGGTATTGTCCGGGTTTTAATATAGCTACACCTTTTTTATTTAGCACGTTTTCAACCCAGTGAGTTCCTGGATCTGTAGTACAAGCAAACTCGTGATACTTCCACTCGTTGTTTTCTTTATAGGAAACAGTTATAACGTCATCAAACTTATTTGTAACCTTGTTTGCTGTTTCAGAATTTCTTACACCTATTATGTTTACGTTCCAGTCACTTTCCTCAAAGTACTTATAACCTTTAGCCTCAACAGTTGTTTTTATTTGTTCTCTTGTATACATTATTTTATAATTATAGATACTGGGAAGCCCCCACTTAAATCTAAAAACAAACCTAAAGAGCTGTTATCAAACCCAAGCTCATGATCTAGTAATAACGAAACCCCAGAAGGTATAGACACATCTTTTATAATATAAGACTTATTAGTGCCGTCGCCTAGATACAACCCAACGACAGCGGTGGTAGAAGCATGCTCGTTACATATGCTAATAGACTTTATAGCTCCTCTAGATTTATCAATTTCTATAAGAGCTTGGGCGTCTTGAGTTGCATCTTGATGGAATACACCATAACTTCTTTCTGTAATTGCCATGTTAATCTACTAAATTTATTTTTCCTATACTAGCTGTTGCTACGCTGTTAACTTTACCAATGTTTGCTGCAAGAACTCCATTAACATTATGACCAAACCCACTTACTGGGACAGTTATGTCTAAGTATGGTTTTTTGTTGCCAGCTTGCTCTATGAAATGCAAACCTACGTTGTTAGCCAAAGCTCCACCTCCAAAACCAGAGTCTACTGGGTCGGCTTTTAAATAGTCATATGTGTAATCAACCACGCACATAACTATGTAGTCGTTGTTATTTATAACGTTCTCAGCGGTGCTACCAAGAGGTATTGTGTTGTAGCTACTTGTGGACCAACTAGCGGGGTTAATAGCTGGCGCTGAGGAATACGCGTCAGCCCCTGTCATGGCATCCGTACCATTCCAGTTTACTATCGCGTCATAATTATCAGAGTCTAAATCATCTGTGCTGTCATGACCAAAGGCATCTGATCTCATTACGACTATACCGCCACCTGCGCCAGCACTTGAGTACCCACCAAGATTTAACGATACAGCGGAACAGTTTGTTACAGACGACACGTTAAAAGCAAAGAAAGATCTAGCAAACCTATAAGTTAAACCTCCACCCCTACCGCTAATTGATGCCGCTCGAACAGCGTATAGATTACTTGAAGAACTAGCAGAAACGCTTCCTGTTGTAGCGTGTCTGGCCGCGGTATAAGTGCTGCCGCTTGCTGATATTGTCCCGTCAGTAGAGTCTGCGTATATAAATGGCATTAAAACTGTTTCTTTGGTAGGTAATACACTTCGTTACTAAAGTATGTATTATCGACAGGTTCAACATCAATGGCCTGATAAGTTACACCTTCGGTGTAGAGAGTATCATCGGTATCTGTAAAATTATTCCACCAAGTTGCTTTGGCTCCTGATTTAGCTAAGCTTGGTAACTCTTTAGTAAACTCATGTACATTGACATCACCCCAGGTGTCGTAAAATATGCCATCATATGTTGATAAAGAATCTTTAATTTCATACCAATCACCTTCTACTATAATGACGTTTGGTTTATCTTCAGCCCAAGCTTTAGCTTTTTCTATAACTTGCGGGTGATTCTCAACTATAGTGTGAGAAGATATAGAGTTTGCTTGGATATACCCAGCGGATATACCCATGCCGAAACCGATCTCTAATATATCTCCACCACCCTCGCAAACGTAGTCAGCAGAGGCTTTCATTATCGAGTCTTCCCAGTCCATCATCACTTGACACTCCACCCCGACTTCGTCTATATAGTAGATTTTACTGGTGTTAAATGTTAAAGTCTTGTTTGTATAAGTCATTACGTTGTTACTTCTACAAACGTATTGTCTGGGTTGAAGAATATGCGCTTCCCGTCGTCATCAAGACAATAGCCAATTACTCTAGCTATTTCGTCGTTTCCTGTTGGATGGTTATCTACGGCTATACCATCAGAAGCAGTACCTAACCAAAGCACGTCCCCAGCATCGCCTGTTGAGTCGGTATATAAACAAACAGCACCACGTATACACATCCCCACGTCACTAGCCGTTCCGCCACCAAGCGCTATACCCAACATACCAGTAGAACTCGCGGCCGCGTTAGCGTTAGTAATAACCCAGTTAGTTCCATTGTAATAGTATATTACACCTGCGGCAACCGTCCCACCTCCAAAGTAAACGACTTCAGCGCCCATACCTATGTCACCAGCTGTGGCTCCACTAACCTCATGCTCTATGCTAGCAATGGCTTTTATAAGTGAGTAAAATTTTGACATTCTATTATATTAAATTAAATTGTTATTAAGTTGGATATTCTACAGTAGTGCTTCCAGCTGCGGCAGCTATCATAACTACTTGAACGTTATTAGTTGGTATTTTTCCAAACATTATTTTTATAGTAGCCGCGTCGTACCTCTCCACATCTGCGTGTATTTGATTGCTGATAGGGGTCCCAGAGTTCAACTCATAAAGTTGTGTTATTATCCCTCCACTACCTAAACCGTGTGTTATTTCTACGGTTTTAGTAGTTGCGTTAATTGACCCGACAGCTATAACGGCTGTAGATGATGGTAGTTGAGTGTCGTCGTCCCAAGGGACATTAACAACTAAATTATCGCCATTTGCAGCAGCCTGAACTTGATACGTTCTGTTAGAAGTGGTGGTAAGACTCTCCGCTACTGTAGATTGAGTAGTAGCGGGAACGTTTACATCAAACTCAAGCGTGTTTAGTGTTATTCCCGTACCCGCTGTGTATTGCGTGTTTGTGTAGTTAGCTGCGTTAATAACAACACTTGCGCCACTCTGGCTTTGACTCCAGTCATATAGCAAGTGAGTCGTAGCGGTACTAGTATCATCTACAGCTTGCGACCAACCCCATCGATTTTCGCTCTCATTCCAAATCCATTGTACGTTTGTATAGTTNCCTCTTTCAATTTCTATACCAGCNTNTTGTGATGCGTNTCCAGCNTCATCACTGTTTAACTCGATTATACTGTCNCCAATTNCAACNGTGTTTGAGTTAACCGTTGTTGTCGTTCCAGAAACTGTTAAATCACCAGCTATAGCAACCGCCCCTGCAAATGTAGCTTTTTTATCCTCATCTATGGTAAGAGCTACAGCAGTATCGTTTTGTTCATTTCCAGTCCCTGAATCTCCTTTAGCTACGTAGAATTCTATATTACCACCAGCTCCAGCACCCGTACCAGC